GTTCGGTGCCCATCTCTGCGTTATTTACAGCGGGCAACATCATTGAAGAAAGCTTTAACGTGCAATATCTGGATCGTGAGCAACGCCAAAACTTCCGCGCTGTTATGTCCTATCGCGGTGGCGCCAAAAATCAGCTACCCGAGCAACAATCAATGATGGTTGTGTGGGCGGATCAAACAGATGAATACAACCAAGCAAAGATGGAATCGTATGACATGACGAAGTTTTGCACGTATCGCGGTCATGCGTTCCTTGTGGCGCGTTATTTGATGAGCGTCCGTCGCCGCGTTACGCACACTATTTCATTTAAGACGACACCAGAGGGCTTGTATCTGGCGCCCGGTCAGTACATCCGTGTTATCACCAAAGCATCGCCTGAGGTATCGTTCAATAATGGCGTGATTGACGCAAGCGGCAACGTCACCAGCTTGGCCGGCACGCTTGCCGGCACTTATGACATTTTTGCCTATCGCCCCGGAGATAGTGATGTTCGGATTACGACAATTACGATCACGAATGGCGTCACTACAGACACCACGCTGTTTGGCGCGTTGTTTACAGTGCGTTCAGACAACACTAAATGCAATATCTATCAAGTTGAGCAGATCACGATGGATCAGGATGGCTTAGTGCAGATTGAAGCAACGCACTTCCCATGCGATGATCAGGTGCGTAGCCTGATTGTGCAGGATGTTTTAGACGAATCCCGTTTCACCGTTCTTGAGTGATGGCTTTCCCGGCACTGACCCCAACAACTCGCAACTTCAATCCAGGCGACTACCCGATTCGGCAATTCCGCTCGCAATCCGGGACTGAAATTCGCATCCTGTACGGGGACTCCCGCACAGGCATGACCCTAGAGCTGTCTTACGACAACATCAGCGACGCCAACGCCGAGCTGTTTCTCACGCATTACAACGAAGTTAAGGGCACCTACAACACTTTTGCGATTTCAGCCGAAACAAAGGAAGGGTGGACGGGGAGTGGTTCCGCCATTGATGTAGCCGGCATCAACGCATGGCGTTACTCAGAAGCGCCTGCAGTCACTGCCGTTAGGCCGGGCCGCAGTTCGGTGCGTGTGCAGCTGATTGGCGTCCTTTAGACTGCCGCTGAGGAGGCTGTTTTATGGCACGCGCATATTCAGGCCGTGACGGCCAACTACTGCTCGCAGGCACTGTTCTGGCCAAGGTAACCAACTGGTCGCTGACCGCAGATCTGGAGCTGCTTGAAACCACCAGCATTGGCGACGCTCATCGGGCATACGCTCCCGGCATTCAGTCGTACAATGGATCCGCAAACATTCTTTACTACAATAAAGACGACAGCACTAATGATGCTGGTACGCTGCTGCGAAAACTAATCAATACATCGGCATCAGGCGTTGCCGAGGCTGACGTGGCAGAGCTTACGTTGCGTATTCGCAATGGCAACACAAACAACGACGTAAGGCTTACCGTTTACGTTACTAGCGCAACATTTGGCGCATCTGTTGGTGAAATTGTTAGTGCCGCAATCAGCTTCCAAGCCGTTGGAGCGCCCAGTGAGGTAACAATCTAATGAGCGTTTACCTTGGCGCGTTTGGTGATATTACGTTGCGGCGTAGTAGTGCGTCGTCGATTAAGGAGTCAATTGTTAACCCAGGGGACATAAACGCAGTCAAGCGTCGCTTTAGCTTTGATTTTGATTCTGGATATTTGATTACAGGCGATCAACTTGAAATTACGTCAGCAGATGACACAACGCTGGATTTTATTGACGCAACCGGCTGGCGCGATGAGGAAGTTCAGAGCAGCGGCAAATGGTTTATCAATGTTGACGAGCTTGGTGGTATCAAGCTTTATGAAGAATTTGACGCATCTTTGACCGGCGATACGGCTAATGCAGTGCCGTTGTTGGACATTGCGCGAAACATCCCAATCAGAGTCGAAGTTGAAAACGTTGCTATGCGGCAACTGGGACAAGTTATTACCTACGAATTAAATACAAATCGTGATGTCATTGACATTACGGCGATGGCGGAGGAGTTCAGAAGCCAGTGGAGTGGTTTGATGTCAGGTTCCGGGCGTATTGACTGCCTTTGGGATTATCGCGACACGGTTGGCGGTGGTGCGTATGAAACGGTCAACTACCTAATGCAACTAGCACTGCGCACCGAGATTGGCAGCGAGTTTGACGCAAATTTGTATATCAAAACCGACCAATATCATCCAGATGGCAGTGAATCGTTAATCAACGATGCGCTTTGGTATGAAATTCGAGCCGTCGTTACACAGGCTGCAATTCAGTTTGAAGCTAGCAATGTCGTGCGAGCAACGATTGATTTTATTACAACCGGCACAATTCGACTAAAGACCCGCACGCAGCCAAAGCGTTACCTCTTACAGGAGGACGGCGGTAAGATTAGCCTAGAACAGGATGCCGCATCCTTCTTGCTGCTAGAGGAGCCCGAGTAACCCATGAGCGACCTACGGATTACGGAACTAGCGGCACTGGCAGGCGCCAACCTTGCTGCAGCAGACTTGCTGGCGGTTGCTGACATCAGCGCCAGTGAAACAAAAAAGATCACGGTTACCGATTTCTTTGGTAACGCTTCAACACTGATCGCTGACGCCACCATCCCTGGCGCTAAGATTCTATTTACCAGTAACACGATCAACGCCTCTGCATTAGCAGACGGCACGGTTACATCCGAAAAGCTTGGGGCTAACGAGATTGAAGGCAGCCGCATGGCTGACAACAGCTCGGCAGTGCTAGCAGTTAGCTTGCCGGCAACTGGTGCATTTGTCGGACAGATTGCAGTTGAGACGAGTGGGCGTCTTGCCTACATCTGGAATGGCAGCGAGTGGCTGACCTTTAAGGCATCTGGCAACATCAACAGCGTTGTAGGCAGCAGCGCTGGAGTCGTCAACATCAATGTTACTACCGTTGGCGACACAGTGACGATTGCAACGTCACTAGACAACACCACTGCTGCAGCGCAATTTCTCGCCGGTCCAACTGGTGCCGCTGGCGCTGCGAGTTACCGTACAATTGCAGGTGGCGACCTGCCTACTGCAACAACCAGTAGTAAAGGCGCTGTCATTGTCAACGGCAATGGCCTTGTAATGAGCGGTGATACCGTTCAAATTGACAACAACGTTGCGGCTAATAACAGCACTTATCAAGTCGTTCAGTACAGCGCCAAGGGTTTAATTACTGATGCGCGTGACATTACCGCAGCTGATCTACCAGCGGCAACGCCCGGTGCAATCGGCGCTGTCCAGCCCGGTAGCGGTCTCGCTGTGGACGGTGCTGGAGTGCTGAACCATAGCAATTCCGTCACCCCTGGTACTTATCCGAAAGTTACGGTTGACGTGCAAGGTCACGTCAGCAACGGCACTTCGCTGGCTGCAGAAGATATTCCGAATCTTGACACAGGTAAAATAACAACAGGCCAATTTGCTGGTAGCTTTATCGCGGATAATGGAATTACAGGCGCCAAGCTCGCTAATTACTCTGTCACTAAAATTGGCGAAACTGTCCCGACACCGCAGGAATTTGATTTTAACGGTCAGCTATTTTTCAATCCAGTTGCTCGCACGTTCTATGTATTTGACGGCAACGTTGCATTCCCCGTAGGTGTTAGTTACGGTCAAATTATTTTTGCCGGCACGTATAACGCGACTGACGGTGAGATTGCCACCTTGACGGCTGCCGGCACAGCACTTGGTTTGGGTACAGGTACTACTTTGCCAGCAGCAAGCGATGCCAATAATAGTTATTACTTTATCGTTGAAGTTGGCGGAAATCCTTACTCAGCTGGCGATGTTAATGCACCAAATAAAATTTTGGCGCCACCTGACATGCTGGTTAGCAACGGCACGTCATGGGAAGAGATTGACGTTTCCAGCACGGTTGCCGCTGAAATTGCCAGCAACATTGCATTTACGCCAGCGGGCAGCCTTGGTTCAATCAATGTCCAAGCAGCGCTAGAGGAGCTTGACAATGAAAAGCTTCCCGTGGCTGGTGGCACGCTGACTGGTGACTTGAATATTGG